AGCCAAAGCCACCCCAAGAGCAATGAAGGCAGTAAGGAATCTTTTTGGAGTAGATACAATTCAGAAAGCCTCAGAAAGTCAAGTAGCAGGGTCACATTATAGCAAGTTAAAGATACAGCCAATGGAATATAGCATGGCTAATTCCTTGAATAGCTGCCAACATACAGCTATTAAGTATATTACGAGATATAAGGACAAAAATGGTGAGCAAGATATTGACAAAGCCATCCACACTCTAATGTTGTTAAAGGAATTTGAATATGGAAATAAAAAATAGCCCTACGATAGTCTCAACCTACGAAGATGAGACAGGGTACGAGTTAGTTTATGGAAAGCCCTTATACACGTTGCAAGAGATGAAAGAAAAGCTAGTAGAGCAAGTTGATGAGATTACGCTAATAGATTGGTTAGAGGTTAATTCAGAAGACATTGTGAACGCTTTTGAAGACAAGGTAGTTGCAAACTATGACAAATTACTTGGCGAATTGGAATGACTCTTTCCCACCAATTAACTTATACAATTATAAAATAGAAAGAACGACAATGGATAATTCACAAGAGCTACTATCAAATATCACAGTTTTCAACAAGTATGCAAAGTATGTTGACAAGCTAGAGAGGCGTGAAACTTGGAAGGAGTTAGTAGACCGTAACAAGGAAATGCACATACGGAAATACCCTAAACTTGTAGATGAGATTGAGTTAGCTTATAACTACGTGTACGATAAAAAGGTCTTACCATCTATGCGTAGCCTACAGTTTGGTGGAAGACCAATTGAACTAAGTAACAACAGAATGTTTAACTGTGCATTTAGTCCAGTAGACCACCCTGCTGTATTTAGTGAGACTATGTTCAACTTACTTGGTGGTAGTGGAGTAGGTTTCTCAGTACAGAAACACCACACAGAGCAATTACCAACGATTGTAGGCACTAAAGACCGCCAACGTAGGTTCTTAGTAGGGGACTCAATTGAAGGATGGTCTGATGCTATTAAAGTGCTAATTAAAGCATACACACAGGGTAAGAGTGACCCTGAGTTTGATTTTAGAGACATTCGCCATAAAGGTGCTAGGTTAGTAACAAGTGGTGGAAAAGCACCTGGACCAGACCCATTACGTATCTGCTTAGATAAGTTACGTAGTGTACTTAATGATGCTGTAGGTAGAAAACTACAGCCATTAGAAGTACATGATATGATTTGCCACATTGCAGATGCAGTATTGACAGGTGGTATTCGTAGAGCAGCTTTAATTAGTCTCTTTGACAAAGATGATTTAGACATGCTATCTGCTAAGGCAGGAAATTGGTGGGAGTTAAACCCTCAGCGAGGTAGAGCTAACAACTCAGTAGTGTTAAAGCGTGATGAAGTGTCACAAGATGAGTGGAAAGAGATTTGGAAGAAGGTGGAAGATTCAGGTAGTGGTGAGCCAGGAGTGTTTTGGACTAATGACTACGACATGGGCAGTAACCCATGTTGTGAAATTGCTCTAATGCCTAACCAATATTGCAATCTAGTAGAAGTAAATGTTAGTGATGTTGTAAGTCAGACAGAGTTAAACTATCGTGTAAGAGCAGGTACTTTTATTGGTACTTTACAAGCAGGGTATACTGACTTTCATTACCTTCGTTCAATATGGAGAGAAACTACAGAGAAAGAGGCACTACTTGGTGTGTCTATGACAGGGATTGGAAGTGGAGCTGTTCTAAAATTAGACCTGAAAGAGTCTGCAGAAATAGCTAAAGAGGAGAACGCACGTGTTGCTAACCTTATTGGTATTAATGTCAGTTATCGGATTACTACTGTTAAACCTGCAGGAACTACCTCACTGGTCTTGGGTTCAAGTAGTGGTATACATGCTTGGCATAATGATTATTATATTCGCCGTATGCGTGTGGGTAAGAATGAACCTCTATATGCCTATATGAAAGACAAAGTACCCGCACTAATTGAAGACTGCGTACACAAGCCTCATTTAGAGGCGGTGATGAGTTTCCCTCAGAAAGCCCCAAAGGGTGCTATGTTGAGAACTGAGAGCTACAAGGACTTGCTAGAGCGCGTTAAACGCTTTAATCAAGAGTGGATAGGGAATGGTCACAATGTTGGAGAGAATACACACAACGTAAGTTGCACAATCTCATTGAAAGATGATGAGTGGGTAGAGTGTGGTCAGTGGATGTGGGATAACCGTGCAGAATACACAGGGATTTCTGTACTACCCTACAACGGAGGTACATATCAACAAGCACCATTTACAGACTGCACAGAGGAGGAGTATCATCTGATGTATGAGCAGTTAGCAAAGATTGATTTAACCGAGGTAGTAGAAGGCGAAGACAACACAGAAGCTAAAGACAATTTAGCTTGTTCAGGTGGTTCTTGCGAAATTTAAAGGAGATACTATGTTTTTTATAGGCACACAGTTTATTTCAGGAGCATTAATTGGAGGTGAGTTTATCACCTACGAAGATTTAGGGTATGAAGGGGATGGTTGGTACTTGTCACTTAACTTTGTAATACTTAGGGTAGTTATAGAAAAGGGAAGTTTAGAGGAGTAAAATAAGGGGGCTAAGCCCCCTTATTAGTTATAATGAGAATAAAGAAGCAGGTTTCCCTCTATCAGTGAAGTATGTTTTAGCCTCTTTCTGTCTAGTAGGGGCAGTAGCAAGTCCAGTAGTTAATGTAGTAAATATTACTTTATTCAACAAGTGTACTCCAGTTTCAGCTTCATTAAAAGCACTTTGAACATTTAAAACATCACGTTCAATAGCATCTAAAGAAGCGTCATCTACCATACCACTTGCTTTCAGCATTGGTTTTAAATTACCCATCCAAAGACTCTTAACACTTTTATTTGCATTTCTAGCAATGTATTGCCTCACGGCATTTGGGAACGCAGCCTTAGCCTGTGGAGAACTCGTAATCACTTCAGTTACCGCAGAAATGACTTTAGGGTCACTTGTAGATGAAAGAAGTTTAGCAATACGAGCATCGGGTCTAAAGCTGTCTCCAGTAACTTCAGATGCAAATTTATGAGCTTCATTAACTAATTTAGCCCCTTCAGATGCCCCTTCTGTAGCTAATTTAGATTGGTCTGTCTCAAGGCGAGCTACTTTTTTAGTCCACCCGTCTATTAATGACTCATTTTTTCTAGTGTTTACTAATAAGGCATCTAGATTAGTTTTAAGTTTTGGAAACACCCGAACCCAATCAGAAGTTTGTTTGTTGGCTAGATATGCGTTTAACTGCTTTCCATCCATGTTTTTAATGGTATTTGCAACATAGCTGGCAGCCAAGTCTTCCGACACTACCTTATCTCCTGTCAGCTCAATTAAATCTAAAGCACCTTGCCTAGTTGAGAAGAACTTAGCAGGAAGCCCCGCCACATCGTCTTTAAACTGAGAAGGGTCTATCTTATCTACAGCAGTTACTTTATTCCCTCGCATAGCCTTAAAAGGAACTAATAGTGAGGAAGCCTCTTCATAATTACCTTGTAAGATTCTGTGACTCTCCCCAGCATATTTAAGTTGTATGGCTGAAACTTTACTGTAAAGGTCTTTAGCAATGTTTTGACCTAATGCTCCATACCCCTCTTCAGATTTATTAAAAGCAGCATCACCAAGCTTACGTCTAACATCATCCAATGCCTCAAAGGAATTAGGGAATATTCTAAAGTAAACAGGTCCATCAGGAGAGTTTCTCTCTTCAACTTTAAGACCCTTTTTAGCTAAACGTTTGTATTGGGCTTCTGAGATTGGCACAATTTTATCATTAAGGGCAGAGTAGATGGATTTGTAAGCATTTACAACACCTGGGTCAGCTACTTGTTTGGTAGGGGTGTTTAATGCTTTTACTCCCATTAGTAATTTATTTTCTATCTCTTTCATTAATTTCTTGTACACGGGCTGATTGGTAACATAATCACCATTAGCTTCTTTCTTAGCAACAACAGAGTTTCTAGTAACTAAGTCTTTTGTATACTGAGAAGACCTAGCTTGTATCGCAGCAACATAGTTAGGTTGGATTACACTCCTAATACGACCACCTGTGTCTGATAAATTTAAAGGAGTGCCAACACTCTTATACAATTCCTCACCTTTGATAGCAGAGTTTTTTATCTGAACACCTAAACTAATAACATCATCTTCTAAAACGGTAATTTGTGCTTGTTTAGATTGTTGAAGCTTAATCGCAGCTCTTTCGCCAGCTTGTGTAATTTTTTTACCACCCGTTGCCAGTGCATCAGTCACAATCTGGGCAGAATTATAGTCATCCCCACCTAAGCTTAGTGTATTAGTAGTATCCCTAATTTTCTTAGAGGCGTTTTGGGACTGAGCCACACTATTGAGACTTCGAAATAGCCGTCCTGTAACACCCCAAGTAAACTCTAATGCAGAAGCAAATACACCAAAACCAGCTCCAAATGCCAAGTCAGCAGCAAATCCATATGTAGGGCTATTAGTGGCATCTGTAACCACTTGTCCAACTGCCTCCCCACCAGCAGAGGCAACTCCACCATCCACTACTCTTAGAAGGGGTGGCATCTTCCCAAGATATTTCCCAGCGACATTTAACCCTGCCCCTGCTATTTTAGCCCCAGGCACTTGTAGTTTTCCAAGACCTTGCCCAAGACCCGTCAACACGGATGGAAGTCCTGCCC